CTACCTGAACGCCCGGCGCTCGGAGCTGGCCGGCCAGTTCGCGGCGCTGCGGGCGGATCAACCGATCGCCCACTACGACAGCGCCGAGATCAAGATCCTGAACGACAAGAACCCGGGCATGGCCCTGGACATCACGGCCATCATCAACGTGCTGAATGCCCAGAACCAGGCTGGCCTGCGCTCCATGGCCACCATCCTGGGCCGGGGCGAGTCGGGGGTGAACACGGCGACGGTGGAGGCCCGCATCTTCGCGCTCAATGCCGAGGCCATTAACGGCCCGGTGGGCGACCTCCTCTCGCGGATGCTGACCATGGCCTTGCGTCTGCAGGGCAGCGAGAGCCGGGTGGTGGTGCGCTATCCCGAGGTGGAGCTGCGCTCGGAGATGGAGCTGGAAGCCCAGCTCAACCTGAAGGCCAACCGGCTACGCCAGGACCTTTCCGACGGGCTGATCACCGACGACGAGTACCATCTGTGGATGTACCGCCGGCTGCGCCCTGACGCCGCACCCGAGCTGTCGGGGACCGGTTTTATGGCTGGGGGCGGCGCCCTGGCGGAAGGGGAGGTCAGCCCCAACAGCGACCCGCTGGGCCGCTCGGTGAGTAAGGCCAGCGACAAGGCGGCCAAGTCGAACAGCAACAAATCGAAGCCGAAAAAGTGACCTAAATTGCCGCAATGCCAAAACATTGCGGCAATTTTTTACATCCGGCACACTGCCGAAAACCCAACAACTGGGCTTTAGCGAATCCATATATGGCCAAACGTATCACCATCACACCTGAGATCCAGGCGCTGATTGCGAAGGCAGCCGGCGACGAAATCGACACCAGCAAGCTGGCGGCTTACGAGTCTGTCTCGGCCTCCACTCGGCCGCTCTCTCAGCGGACCTCCGCTTACCACGGCGCCATCATGTCCGAGGCGATGCTGCAGGCGGCGGTGGACTTTCTGGGTAACCAGTCGGTGCCGCTGATCACCATGCACAATGACCAGATGCTGCCGGTGGGCAAGGTGTTCCATGCCTCCGTGGTGGAGGCCGAGCAGGACCACAAGGAGCTGCGTTCCCTGTTCTACGTCCAGGCCGACAGCGAGTATGCCGAAAAGCTGGATCTGAGCATCATCGACGAAGTCAGCGTGGGGATGCTGCCTGATCACGCCTACTGCTCGGAATGTGGCTACGACTACCTGGCGGCCGGCAACGAACATGCCTTTTGGTACCGGGAGTGCGACGACGGCCACCAGATTGGCGTCAACGGTGTTCACCTTCGGCTGACCGGCCTGCGCAACTGGGGCGAGCTGTCGCTGGTAGGCCGTGGCGCCTCCAGCAAGCCCAAGATCGTGGGCCAGTCCGACCGCAAGCTGGCGGCCGGTATTAACGAATCCTACCTGGAGCTGCGGGCTTCCCCGAGCGCCAATTCTCAACCTGCATCCAATCAACCAAAGGGGAAACCTCGTATGGATCTGGAAAAACTGGTCGGGGAACTGACCGACGCCAAAGTCAAGCTCACGCTGGCCGAGGCGGCGAAAGACACGGCGGAAGCCCAGCTGTCGGCGGCCAATACCGAGCGGGAAGCCCTTCGCCAGGAAGTGGAAACCCTGAAGGCCCAGCTCAATCCCGAGCGGGAAGCCGAAACCGCCACCCTCAAGGACAACCTGACCAAGGCCCAGGGCTTCCTCGGCGAGCAGGCCAAGCTGGCGGCTACCGCCGCCGGCCTGGAGCTGAAGGAGGACGCCTCGCTGGAAGACCAACTGGAGCTGCTGAAGGCCGCCCAGGTAAAACTGGCCGCCATCCCTCGTGGTGGTGTCTCTCGTGCCCAGGGTGACGCTGTCGAGCTGCAGGCGACCCCGAGCATGGCCGGATTTATTCGCTAACCGTAGGAGAAAACAATGAGCCAAGTAATTGGTGATGGTGTCATTCACACCTCAATGTACAACGATGATGCCTCGCTGACCTGGCACTTCCACGGCACCATCGACGGTACTGAGCGCAACGCACCGGTATCCGTGAAAACGGACGCCAACAAAACTGTGCAGATCGCCGCTGTCGATGCCGAGGTAATCGGCCGACTGTACAAGGCCGAGAACCGGGTGACCGAGGGTACCCAGGTGTGCTCTGTCTTCCACCATGGTGCCTGGACCTTCTCCTACGACGAAGCCTCGCCCCCGGTGGTCGGCGGCAAAATCGTCGGTGCTGGTGGTGGCAAGGTGAAGGCGGCGGGTGCCGGTGCGGGCCACAACACCCTGGTCAGTTCGGTGGACACCGACGCCAAGACCTGTGACGTGATTTTCCGCTAAGTCCGGCGGGCAAGACTTTCTGGGAGGCCATGCCTCCCCTCGAATCCAACATTACGGAGTACCCCATGTCTCTGAAAAGACTGAGTGAAATCCAACGTCGCCCGCTCGAAATGGTGCTGGCGAATATCCAGGGCACCGACGCTGACACCTCCAGCCGTGCGGGCAAGCAGCTGGTGAACGAGGCCAAATCCTATGGCCTGAACCTGCGTGATTACCTGACCCTGGCGGTGGATGTTCGTGCCTCCAAGGACGCTGACCGTTTCCGTCTGCCCAACGGCCAGGTGGCCTCGGGCTATGAAGCGGCCCTGGCCCAACTCAACCTGCCGATCCGCAATGATTTCCGTCATGGCGTGACCCTGCAGGCCGCCGCCGACACCTTCAACAGCACCCCGGGTGCCCGTGGTCTGTTCCCCGAGGTCATCGACGACATGATCCAGTGGCAGCACCGCCAGGACAACCTGGAGCGCGTGGAAGGCCTGCTGGCCAACAGCCGTACCGTCAGCAATACCGAGCTGCTGAGCCGGGTGGTGACCGATGATTCCGAAAATCTGAAGACCTCTACCGTGGCCGAAGGTGCCCGTATCCCGGTCGACTCCATCGAGACCGACGAGCGCACCATCCGCTTCTACAAGCACGGTCGTGGTATCAAGACCACCTATGAGTTCGAGCGTCGTGTGTCCCTGGACATCCTGACCCCCTACGCCCGTCGTATCGACCGTCAGCTGGAGCTGTCCAAGGTCCGCGCCGCCACCAACGTGCTGGTGAACGGCGATGGCCTGAACGTGGCTGCGCCCACCAAGGCCCTGTCCCAGTTCGACGCTGACCTGTCCGGTGGCAAAACCCTGAAGGACAACTACCCGGCGCTGATGAAGTTCCTGGTGAAGCGGGCCGCCGAGGGCATCCCCATCGACACCGTGGTGGGCAACCTGGATGCCTACCTGGAACTGTTCCTGATGTTCACCCCGATTGTGGGCAACAAGTCCATGTCCGAGCATCTGCAGGATCACGGTGCGCCCAGCGTGTCCCTGGTGCTGCCGGTGATGCACAACATCAAGTTCCAGCTTTCCAGCACCATGCCCGCCGGTAAGCTGCTGTGCTACTCCGTGGGTGACACCCTGGAAGAACTGAAGGAAGCCAACTCCAACATCGAAGAGTCGGAAAAGGCCATTCAGAACCAGACCATCACCTACCTGAAGTCCGAGGTGACCGGTTACCGCCTGGTATACGGCGACACCCGTACCCTGCTCGACTTCACTCAGTAACCTTTAGGGGTTGGGGGCTCCGGCCCCCTTTTTTATGGGAACCACTATGAGTATTGAATCTGAAATTGTGGCCAAGGGACTGACGGCGCCCCGTATCACGCCGGCAGATGTGGAAGCGAATATCAGCGACGTCGAATTTGTAAAACACGTTTCAAAAAGTGGTCAGGTGCTGCGGTGGGCCGTACTTACCGCCCGTAATGGCTTTGCGGTCACTGGCCGTCCCTCCTGTGCGGCTTCCAGCGAAAACGATAACGCTGAGCTGGGTGAAAAGATTGCCTTGGCAAACGCTAAGGAGGAAATGTGGCCGCTGATGGGCTACCAGTTGAAGTCTGAATTGATGGAGAACTCCCAATGACCAAGAAACTGCTGGTGGAAACCATCGGTGACATCACCCTGATCGACATGAACCAGGGGCTGGAGCTGCGCTGGAACCGGCCGACCGTGGCCAAGCCGTCTCCCTTCATCTCGCTGAAGCAGGCCGACGGCCAACTCCGGGTGCTGGAGTCCGATCTGGACGAGTCCGCCTCCGACGAGGAATTTGGCAAGTTCTGGGCCGAGCATGGCCCGGACAAAGACGCCGCCATTGCCAACTTCCTGACCTCGCTCAAGGGGCCGGAAACCCAACTGGTGAAGGCGTCCAAGACCACGGCCAAGACGGCCCCCAAGGCCCCTGAGCCGGAGCCCACCCCTGACCCTGAACCCAACGCCGAGTAATCACCATGCTGACCATTTACCCGAGTGAAGATGTCAGC